GAAACGCCAAATCGATCTGCACCGACTTCGTTTAGTGCTTCCTGCGTAATCCTAAGTGCTTGGTCGTTTGCGGTCAACTTGTTTCGAGGATCGCCCTGTAGCTGATCAACGATACCAGTCGCGTAATGGGCAGCGCCGCGTCCTTCAGCGTTGGCCTTCATCGCCTTCTGAATCCTTTCAACCGCAACAATCTCCCGAGTGACCGCTTGTTGAAGCAAGCGCCTCGCCCCAACAAGATCGTCATTTGTAAGCGTGCCGTCTTGGTTTGACCCCGAAAGGTTTGCATCACTTATAGTCCAGCCTTTGTCGGGATCCCATCTTGAAGCGATGCCAACGCTAGCAAGCAATTGCCGCTGCCCTGAAAGGAACGCTTCCGAAACAGGTCCCTTTTGATTCTGAAGCATGCCAAGCACATCAAGCGCAGCTGTGTAATTGGCGTACTCATCCATAATGGGGAGCCGTCCTAGAGCTTCAATTTGCGGTTCCGTGGGTATATTTTCGGTATCCGCCTGCAAAAACTCGCGGCCTTCCTGCAAAACTCGGGCTCGTGCCCCTGTCAAAAACGGTTGCACCGCAGCCAATCCGGCGCGCTGTTCAGCATTTGCCAGCGAACGAGCCTCTTTAGCTTCATCCAGTTGGAACAATCGAGACTCGCGAGCCAGTCGCGTCTCGCGATCTTCCTGCCCCTGCGCAAAAGTAGTAGCCGCCCGCGTGCGCTGCTCTTGCAAAGACCCAAGTCGTTCCGTAGCAATCTGCTCGTTCAGTTGTGCGAGCCGTTCACTCGCACGCTGTTCTGGCGATGGGAATGCTGCTCCCGCAATGCCGCCTGCAATTGTCGCCCCAAGTCGAGGGTCACCAGGACTCAAGCGCGCCCCAATTGCCGGGGCCACTGCTGGTGCAATTTCCGAAAGTACGTCAACCAAAGATGCCATTAGGTAAGCCCTCGCTGAAAAATATCAAGAAGTGACCCCTCTGTCAGTGCCGCTCGTTCTACGCGAGCCTGCTGCACGCGAGCCACCGGGCTAGGGGAAGAAAAGGTTTGTACGCTTTGCTGCGGAGAAGGTCGTGCTGGTTGGTTCAATAGGCCTTGCGCACCTGCTGAAAGCAAGCCCTGACCAACCTGTGTGCCAATCCTGCTCGCGCCACCAAAGCCCCCACTTCCCAAGCCAACCGATCCTGCAAGACCTTGGTTGAAGTTGTGTGCTGCGGCTCCAATGCGCCCAAGGGCTGAGGTAGGGACGCTGCCGCCAAATGCCGCCCCGCTGCCCACGCTTCCAAGACCGCCAAGCGCACCACCGCCAACAGCCCCGAGAGTCGCGCCACGGCCAACGTCACCGCCAGTCAATGCGGCAGTACCCGCACCAACGGCACCGCCAATGGCAGCGCCCTTCAAAAGCCCGAGGGCTACAGGTAGAAATGGCATTACAAAACCCTCCGAAATGAAATTGTGTCCTCGTCTTCTTCTGTCACCGAACCGCCAAGAAGCTTACAAAATGATACCGCAGCTCGATTAGCCTTTTCAACCCGGCAGATAAGTTCAACGCTGCCGTGGTGTTCCTTCATTTGATCCATTGCTGCGGCTACTAACGCCATGATAGGTTCACCCCTGACAGGTTTCGTCGCTGCGACATGCACCAAAAAGGTTCGCTCGCCGTATAGCTCCGCACGGAAAACGGCAGAAGCCGTGCCGTGATAGCTGAGAAACCAGACATGCTCGCCTCCATTCCGCCATCGTTGTACGGTATCAGCGTAGTAGGAAGGCCGACGCAGCTCTTCTGGCAGTGCGTCAATACAGTCTTCGTGATACATGATATCGAACAGTGCGTCGACGTCGTCTTCATCGTCCGGTTGCCCATACCAAAATCTCATCGCGTCTCTGTTACGAATGGGGCCGCAGTCGTCGGCGACGGGACGGTAGCAGCGATATTTGCCAGTGTGCGCGCGCGTTCTTGCCGAGCGAATTGCTCGCCAGCCAAACGGGCCTGCCCTTGAGCCGCCTGCTGTGCCACCTGCAATGATGCCAAGCCAGCACCAAGAACGCCACCAGTAACGCCCCGCTGCGCCAGAGACCGAAGCGCCAAGTTCTGCTGCTGTTGCTGCTCGGGCTGCTGTGCGCCAATTGCCAAGGACTGAAAGCGCGGGCTCAATTGGTCGACCGTATTCTGCTGCAAGTCCAATTGTAGTTGCGGAAAGAACTCTTGCTGCGCAAACTCTTCGCGCTGCTGAAGAATGCCAGCCTGTGTCTTGGCTAGCTCTGTTTCGCGTACACGGCTCTTCGGCGTCTTTGGCTTCTTGCTCATCGCTTCACCTCATCCCATTCTATTGTCAGTTGGTCAAGCTTTCCTTTCGATCTCAAGGTGAACTTGAATTGCGTACCTGTCATCCCTGCACGCAGAAAAAGTCGGCGGTAGGGCACTCTGGCATCGGATTCCCCACTGAATTGTTGAACGCCATCTACCTCAACCGCCACTTGAATACTCTTGTCGCATCGGAACCACAACGACCGCATACGCTTTAGCCTGTTGGTGCCAAAGGTGAAAGTCGGAGATTCGTAGCGCCATTCTAGGTCGTCGCCTCCACCTACCCAATAATCTTCGCCAATACGATCCCGATAGATTATCTTGTCGTTATCTGCATCATACAATGCGTAAGCGGCATTCAGCGTAATGATGCTGATCGCACCATCTCGCTCAAAGTCGTAGATCACTGCCGTGTTATCTGGCGTGATTCCGTAGTACTTGCGATTTGCTACCGTCGCCCACACCACTTCAGGCCAGTCATACTTGCCGACCGTCAGCGTCTGCAAAAGTTCGGCCTGGATTTCAGGGACGAAGCCGTATTGGCAAAGCCCGTCATTGCTGATCCAAGTCGGGTTGTTGTTCAAGTAGGCAATCGAGCGCCAATCCTTGCAGCCCTGCGGCTCGGGGATGAATCGCTTTCGGATGTCAGCCAGCGTTGAGCCTGTGATCTGGTAGGTACGGTTGCGGGTGAAAGCCAAGACGCCATCTCGATAGCGCGCCAGCCCTGTACAGATATCGTCCAGCTCGATGAACTTCCGAACGTCCCAGGCATGCGGGTTGCTTTGCTCGGAGAGATAGACCCGATCATCCGAAGCCAGGTAGAAAACCTCAAGCTGCTCCGTAAGAAACCGGCCCACGATCTTTCGTGCATTGCCATCCTCATCTACTTCGTAGATCGGAGGTGCAAGCGGGTCGCCGTTTAGCACCTTGCCGGATGCGGCTTGTTCATCAGAAACGGTATCAATATAGGTTTCAGTTCCAGCAGCCAACGAAGCCACCAAAAAGAACTCTGTGCCATCGCCTACGGTACGGTAAATATTGACTGCCGTGATCTTGTCGTCAGACGGTGCCTCAATGTTTGTTACTCGTATTGCGTCAAAACCAAGAAACCTTTCAGTCTCAACCGTTTGATCAAGCAACTCCCAGAACTCGTTTGAGTTGCTGCCCGTTTCAGGATATTGCCAAGGCTGGATTTCAGTAAGCAAGTTTCGATAGCTGCCATTGTCGCCGGTTCCGCCAAGCCCGAATGGAGTACCTCTGCCGCCGTTAGCCTTTGGGTTCGTACGCTGCGATCCGCCTTTGTAAATCGACCTATTGCTAGGCGAGTTCATGGCGAACACCGTAGTCTTTGCGCGGTACAGGTTCTGCCCAACGCGAACCAACGCGCCTTCGTTGTACCCCGTTACAAGCGTTGAGCTACGCCCGTTTTTCTGGTAGTTGCCATCAAGGACATAGTTGTAGACCGTCCAACGGCTTGTGGTAATCCGGTTCGCTGGGTTGAACTCTGGCGTTGACTCAAGAAGCGTGTCGTAATTTGTTACTTCTTCTAGGAATTGTGTATTGATTTCCGACACTGATTCCCCGGCAAAGCTAAAGCCAAAAGATGCAGGCCGGGATTCAAAACCCTCTGCTGTGCTGAAAGTGTAGGTGTAGCGATAGCGTCCCGTAAAACGGGAGCCACGCCCAACACCAGCCAAGGTCACCGAAGAGAATGGGAAGTCGACGCCGAAGTATCCGATCGTAGAGTCAAGCTCGCCAGTCTCGTTATCGACCCAGTAATAGTGCTCACCAAAGCGGACAATGCTGCGCTTACCGTCCTGGTATTGCCATTCTTGTGGTGCACCTTGTGCCCTGACACCGCTGGTTACAGGACGCAAGTCGCCAAACCGGATATCGGCGTCAAGCAAATCTGACGCCGCAGTCGGCTCTATCTTAGTGGCGGCAATCCCATTGATGATGCCGCCGTTGAATTGGGCAATCGTTGTGTGCTGCATTAGGTCGCATTACGGGGTGACTGGGCGATAGATGACGTAATCGAAAACGGTAGTTCCGGCTGTTTGGTTCGCGTTGGTAGTCGCGGTAATCTGGTTGCCGCCAGTGATCGCAGCGCTGGTGATAGCAGTGGGGCCGGTTCCAACTGATCGCATTTGGATGTGCACAAAGTCAGTTCCAGCAACCAAGCTGGTCTGCGTTGGAGCATTCGTAAAGGTGCTGGTCCCCGTGGCGCTTGAGCTGAATGATCCGACCTCGGCGACGTAGTGCGTTGGCACATCAGCCATTTTAGCGGCCTTGATCTCTCCGTCGCCTACCTTGTCATTGGTAACTGCGCCGTTTGCGATCTTAGCTTCTTCAACAGCGTCATTTGCAAGCTCTGCCGTATCAACCGCACCAGCCGCAATCGCATCAGCCGTGACCGAGTCAGTCGCCAGCTTATCAGAGGTGACTGCATCATCGGCGATCTTGCCTGTTGCCACCGAACCATCCGCAATCTTAGCGGTAGTTACGCCCGCATCCTTGATGCGAAGAACACCACCAACAACCTCAAGCGTAGTGCCGTCTGGAATCCCCTGGAGCGCATTATCGTCAAGCAATTGCTGCAAGGTCGAATCGATGTTCGTTTCATTCAGGGCCGTTCCAGACGCATCAGTCTTGGCGCGAGTCGCAGTAGTAGTCGGGATATGACTAGCATTGACCCGCTTTACGAATCGGCTGGTCCCGTCGCTTGTCTTGATTACTGCTTCGGCATCCGAACCAGCATCATCAAAGTAGATGTCTTCTTTGCCAAGGCGGCGCTTGGACACTGTCGTAATCGTAGTAGCCATTAGAAATGATACCCCTTGACCGGTGTTACTGAGTTGTTGAAACCATTGGCAACGCGCCGAATGTCTCGTTCAAGAATCTTACGCCAGCGACCTTCGTGATACAATGCACGATTCAGGTTGTCTTGGTCGCCGTCTTTTTCGTAGCATTTGTAAAGCGCGTAATGGACTAGTGCTAGTGGCTCGTTTACTTCGACAACGCCATCAATAGGCGAGCGGACATAGTGCAGATGCATGCCGACCGAATCTTGCACGATCGACTCAATTACACCGAACTCGCTTTCAAAGACGATGACGTCTTCGTTGTCGGATGATTCAATGTCAACAACTGCGCCAGCTTCACCGTCAAACGCTAGATCGTCAATATCCACCACAGCGCCTACATTGGGATCAACGATAGCTGAGATGCCTGCGCCGACCTTCAGCGTGTCGCCAGCGAACTGCACAATATCTCCACTGTTGCCGATCGTGACTTCGTAAAGCAGGCTGTAGTCATCAAAGCTGTAAACGCCAACGGTAGTCGCATTAGTCAGTACATAGAGCAGCGTTGGATTGACGTCGTCATCAGCATAAACTCGCTCATGTGTCGTGCTGTATGCCGTAAGGTCAATGCCGGTATCAACGCTGACGGAGCCATTGTAGACGTATAGATCTCCATTGCGATCATAGAACAGGCGACCACCAGCGCTTGCCATGACTGCGCTATCGCTGCCGGAATAAAGCGTCGAAGACTGCACGCCCGTGCTATCCAGCAAGTAGACGTCGCCAGTATCCAGTATCGCGTAGTAGCCAGAACCAAAAGGATTCTGCACGATGCGCGTGTAGAAGTTCGCGCCTAGGATCTCTGTCGAAACAAAGGTGTAGATCGGCAAAACAGTGGTCCCGATCTCATACTGGTTGGCTGCCGTAAATCGTTGAACGACAACAGAAGCGTCTGTCCGTTCGCTAGGAAACTGGCATTGAATGTAATCTGAAATCGTGCCGTTGTGGAAAAGGAAAGATGCGCCGTTGTTGGGGTCAATCAGGTAGGTGTCGCCAGTAAATGCACCCTGCTCGCAAACCATGACCCCAATAGAATTTAGGGTCTTGTGGACATTTGATGAGGCCGAAACGCCAACGCTGTATGAGGTATCAGCCAACTGTTCCCAGCTTGAGTTATAGGTGCGAAGCGTGTTGGAGTCCAAGACGATCAGCAGATCATCGGTGACCTTGTAGCCACCAAGCAATCCACCGAACTGCCCGATGTAAACTGACGTGTCCTCTTCGGCAACGATCGATACGCCGGTCTCTTCAATGCTCGGGTTCGGACGCGGATAGAACCGGATCTTGCCAAAGCCGTCAAGATCGCTGTAGCCAAAGCGAACGTCGGTGGATCCGCTTGCGGCAGTCGATCCGGTACGGCTGCGAAAGTTAGAGTAGGCACGCTCAGCCAAGTCACTGCTAATGCGACGGATCTCAATGCCCTCGCTGTCTTCAATACGAAGAATCTCAAGGCAGTCTTCAGGAAGCGTATACACGTCCTGATTCTCGCGCCTTGTAATTGGGGCCTCCCCGCGCAAAGAGCGAGCCTTGCGGCAGTATTCAAGCTGCCCCTCATCGAGATACTGCGTAATCTCTTCATCCGTCCAGTAGTTGCCTTCGGCGTCTTGCAACTGCGTCCGAACCTGCGCAATCAAATTGTCAAACGTTGGCTTGTTCATGCCGAATAAGGCTCCAGACAGAATTGCCGCAATTATTCCTGCGGCGAAATAGTGGTGAAATTGCATTGGGGCTGCTCCTGTCCAGCCTTCTCCGCTCTCTTTTTGCAAGCGGAAATCGTTACGCCCGCTTTCTTGGTTTCTTTGCCGCAGGTTTCGCACTTGAGTACGCTTGGCTTGGCTTCTTCTTGCTTGGGCTCTTCTTGCTCGATTTTTTGTACGGCATCTTCAACCTGCTTCTTTGCTTCAGCTTCACGCTCGCGACGTTCGTCCATTCGCCGTTTCATTCGACGGATTCGTGCACGGTCTCGGCGTGAGCCTCTTGCGCGGCGACTTCGTAGATTTCTCATTGGGTTCTCCTGAAAAGGGGGAGCCCCCCGCCCGAAGGCAGGGGGCTTACGATCAGGTGTTGTCCTGAATCGTGACGTAGCCGATAAGGATTTCGACTTCGCCAGCGGTATAGGTGCTGGCTGCAACCGTCACGTCAACCGTGTCAGCGGCACTGACGTAGGTTGCGAGCGATGCAGTCGTGTCCGCACGCTTGACTTTGCCCTTTGCGAGGTCTGCCAAGGCAATTGCGGAAATGAGCACTTCGCCATTGACGCTCAGTTCCAGGGTTGGTGCACCGCCACTTGTCGCAGTTACGCGAGGAATGATGATCGCATCAACCACCGCAGTTTCGGCTGCGAGGTCGAACAGGTTGTCGACCGTGCCGCCGCCAGTAAGATCCGCAAGGCTAACTTTCTTAGCCTCCCAGAACACCGGCTGGTACTCGCTGAAGTTCAGCGCGTAGTTCTTGATGCTCTTCGTGAAATCAGCCATTTACTGAGTCTCCTTTCTTGAGCGGTTCTTAGTTGGAGGCCGAGATAACCTGAGCAACACCGAGGTCAACACCGTTGAAGGTGACCTTGGTTTCGCCACGGATTTCGCAACCGTTGACACCAAGCTGACGGTTGTAGTCGCTCAACTCTTCGGTGTAATCCAGGGTTTGAGCCCATGCGCAGAACACGGCGTCAGCGCCGAACAGCAAGTTCCGAGCATACTGAGTACCGGCATTACCGAACTCAAGTATGCGCTCAGAAGGCTTGATGATGACGTTGTCCCAAATACCAAGGGCACCCTTGGCAATCGGCGTATCAGTAAAGCCACGCTCTGCAAGGTTGTAGGCGTGATCAAGCCAATCGCTGTTGCGCTTTAGGTCGCGTGCGGCCTTCAACGAAACGAACAGGATGAACATCTCTTCGTTGTCGGGACCGACGCGGAGGGGAGTCAACTTGTAATCGTTGCTGGCTGGGGCCGAACCAGAGTTGTCGTTGTTGAGCGAATCGCCGGTACGCACGTTGACGGCGGCATCTTCGATCAAGGTTGGCGACAAGGTATCGGTCGTGGCCATAGCGGCGATCAGGGCAGCGTTGTCGGAATCGGCTTCCGTAACGGTGGCACTGTCGTTTGCACCGCTTGCACGGAAGCAGCGATTGTTGCCGTTGACGCGATCATCGGTGTTCGTGGCGCTGAGATACGCGGTTCTGTTGAAGTCCTTGTAGTCAACACCGGCAGCAACTTTGAAGAGCTGGTCTTCGTTGAACTGCTCGAAGCTCATTGCGATCTGCTTCGACAAGATCTGGCGAACGTTGTAGATCGTCCGCTGATCGGTCATCTTACCACGCTTCTTGAACGGGAAGTTGAACTCATCGATCTCGACGTCCAAGCCGAATTCGAAGAACTTCTGCTCGTTGCCGATAATCGTCTTGTCTTGACCAACGATGGGGTTCGAATGAACGAACGGAATGTAGGTATGACGGATGCGCTCACCCGGCTTACCGCGAAGGGTATTGTCCATAATGAATGGACGACCACTGCCCTGGGCTCCCATCATCTGCTTGCGCAAAGTCAGAAGCTTGAGATGCTCCATGAAGAGCTTGTTGGAATGTTGTGTCGGGGTGAGTGGATCACCCGCTTGGCGTACGAATTCTGCCATAACCAATACTCCCTGCTGGGAAGATTATAGAGTTAGCCCAAGCATCCGGTTTACGTCAGATATCGAATTGAATTCGTCGCCCTTTTTCTTCTCCTTCGGCGGTGCCGATGCCACGTCGGACAGGGTTTTGACCTGCTTCTTTGGCGGAGCTTCGGGGGCTGCGGATTCTTCTTTTTTGACGCTGGCCGGTAGCTGGCCGGTTCTGAGGTACTGATAGCGCGTTGCCAATTCATAGGCTGCTTCTACGGTGCCTCCTGCATTTGCCAGTTGTGCGCGCAGTGTCTCCGATCCCATAAGCTCATTCACAAACTCCTGCGTTACGATTTCGTCGTAGTCGGGATGATTGGCCTTGAACGCGGCTTCTTTGCGCGACCATTCGGCTGCGCGTGCGTTCTCCATCTCGGCTCTGGTTTGCTGCTGAGCCTCCTTGACCTGGTTCACCATTTGTTGGACTTGCCTGATTGCTTCTTTCGTTGCGCCGCTCGGGTCGTTTTCGAAATCAGCTTCAAGCTTCTTCAAAATTGCATCGGCATCTTGCTTCTGCTGGGCAGTAACCTTACCGGCTTCCTGCGCCTGCTGAAACTCGTTGAACTTTCGTTCAAGATCAAGCCGTGCCTGCCGTTCTTGGTTGAACGACTTCTGAGTGTCCTTGAATCGCTTCTCCCAATCCGTTGCCGGGGGATCTGCTGGTGAATCCCCTTCAGGCTCTTGATCTTGAGCCTTTGGGGTCGGAGGCACCACGTCTTCATTGGGTTCTGCCGCAGCTTCGCTTGTGCCGCCCTCATCTTGAGGGGAAGGCGCTTCACTGGGTTCATCCTCTGAAACGGGCGTTGACTCGGCTTCAGCGGCGGAAGGGTCGAAACCCGCGTCGCTTGGGCCTGTGTCCAGATCGCCAAAGATTGCGTAAAGCTCGCTTTCTTCGGCTGTTGGTGCATCTGCTTCTGGCATCTGCTTTCCTTGGGGTTGTTCGCGTCAGCTTATGGCACGGGGAAGGCGTTAGCCGCCCGTATTTGCCTGCTGGGAAGCGAGTTCTAGAGCTTGTTGTTGCTCGAAGTACTGCTGTACCCGAGCCTTCAGCTCTTGTTTGAAGGGAATGTCTATGAGGTCGATTGCGATTTCTGAGGCAACTGGCGGGGGGATTGCGCCTGCCTTTGCCATCTCGGCGACCGTTGAAAGCGTGTTTTGTCGAACCGTATTGAATGCCTGGACAGGACGAAGGACGACGTCAAAGCGTAGCGCTTCTTCCATTGTCAGCACACGCTCGGTTCCGTCTTCCGCGATATACGGCTTGTTGATCTGGTAGTACTCGGGATTGCCGCTGGGGCCGACCGTCCTGACCATGCGCTCATCGTCGTAATACTTGCCGATGAACATAAGGATCATCCATGAAAGGCGACGCTTTGCCGCGAACATGTTCTCAATGATTGCCGTCTGCATCTGCGAGCCTTGGATCTGGCGCGATGCTTCTTGCTGTGCGCTGCGGGCGTTTGTGCCGCCGATCCCCATAAGGGCGTCGTTGATGCCGGAAACGCGCTGAACGTACTGAGTCATCAGCCCCATCATGTTTGTCAGGTGCTGGCTTTCCTCAATGTTTTTCGGGATCTGAACCCGACCTGATGCAAGTGCACCAGCCTCAAATCGCATGACGCCATCTGGCTTTGCAAGCTCGTCGCGGACTTCTTCGATGTCGTCAATGGTCCCGTCCTCGTACATCAACTGGCGGGCGCTCATGTTCCACTGCCATTTTGAAAACGACTTGTTGATGCTGTCCTGCATGCCGACAATCCAATCAAGCACGCCTTGCGGCAGACCCTTACGGTCGCGGTTGCCGATAAACGGAACAAAAGGAATTAGGTTGAGGCCGTGAGGATCTTCGTTCATCGAATCCTCAAGCCCGCCTTCCAAGAATGTGTTGTGACAGAAGATGCAGTGATGCAACTTTCGCGCACTGTCGTAATACCAGCACTCCTGAACCGCGATGCGATTGGTCTCATGATTGTAGTGCGTCAACCGGCTGAAGCCGTTTTGCCCGCCTGCCAGGCCCTGCGCATACTTTTCTTGCAGCTCAACCGAGTCGTCATTGAAAGCGATGATAACCGTCTGGATCTCGTCGGCCTTTTCCGGCCACATGTCGCGAACCTGATCGACGTCCATCCAAACACGCCGGATAACGTAGCGCATATCCGAGCCATCCATCTTGCGGAAGAAGGGGTCGAAGTAGATCTCTTCGAAAGGTACCTGAACGATATCAATTACCTTTTGGCGATCGCCATTGCCGTACATGCGCTCGCCTGCCTTGATCTCCATCCAGCCAATGCCGGTAAGTGCGCCGGACCTAAACCACTGGGATTCCAGATATGGATAGTTGCTTTCGTCCTTGGTCTGCTTCAGCAGGTGCGTGCATACCCCGGCAAGCTCGTCGTCCGATGGTTCGCGCCCGACGCATTGCTCGTCAGTCTTCCGATCATTGTAGATCGAATGCATCGTATCGATCGTCGGGCGGCAGAGATTGATTACCGTTGCCTGTTGGCCGCGCTCTTCAAGAATCGCAATCTCTTCGTCGGTCCACTGATCGCCGTCGTAGTAGCGCAGGTTACGCTCAGCCCCCTGCCGCCAGTCCTGTTCGTGGCGAGCTGCTTCGTTGAGCATCGCCCAAAAACGGTGGTCGTGTTGTTGCTCCGAATCGTTTACTGCCATGCAATCCTCATATCCGTATATATCGTTATATAACTACGCCACATTGCAAAAATACAACCACTTTCTGCAAATTTTCGCCATTTCGAGCTAGACGACCCGCCAGCGATTTGCGCCCTTGCGCCGCTTTCTCTTGCGCTTTTCGCGCTTCTTGTGCTCTTTCATCCGCTTCAACTCGGCAGCAGTCATGTTCTCGTACTTCTGCTCCATGTTGTCGCGGGCAAAGGTTAGGCACAAGGCATCGGCAACGTCAGGTGATCGGCCCAGGCGCTTGCGCATATCGTCCTTGCTCTCGACCTTGATCGCGCCCTTGGATCGAGTACGCCCGTAGTTCGGCAACCGAAGTTCATCAATCAACCGCTCATACGCTGTGCCGCTATGCATCTTGAAGAATGGGCGCTTGCGGTAAAAGAAAAGGCGAGCTTGCCACCACAACCAATCTCTAAGACGATCACAGCGAGTGCCACCGCTATCCGGGCCTGCCTCCGAGACAGTCACCGGAAATACCGGAAACTTCTTCGCCCGCAAAGTCGAGGTCACACCGGCACCAACGCCAATGTCATCCACGAAGATCCGCTTTACCGGCATCCCGTTATTGACGAAATCCTTGTAGCATTCCTCTACCCGCT